TGCCCGAGGATCGCTTGCGCCAGATAGCCGAGCCCGACCATCCCGTACTTCTGGGTTTGCAAGAAATCCTGGCTGCGCGGAACCGCCTGGGTATACGTGATGGTTCTATCTACCATAGCTTAAGCTTCCTTCGGCATCCTGTCGCGCTTCGCAAAGTTACAGTCAGGACAAAGCCATTGCACGTTGCTGATAATATGCCGCCCGCGTTTGCTCAGCGGTTGGATATGATCCAAATGTCGTTCTTCGGATATGTCACGCCCGCATTCCGCAGCCGCACATTTCATTCCCTGCTTCACGAGCAGAGCTTCAAGGTCGCTTATCGCAATTCGATCGTCGCCGATCCATGCGCGCCGTCGATGCTTGTAATTGATAGCTATCAACCTGCGCTTGTCAGGATTTTCTTGCGCATATTGCTTATCGTAAGCCGCCTTGTATTCCTTATTTTGTTCGCGCCATTCTCGGCATGCTTCACTGTTACGAGCCGGATCGTAGCTGGCTCTAAATTTAGCCATTTGGCTTTCGCGATTGGCTGCATACCACGTTAAGCAGTTCTTTTTGTTGCGCTCACGATTATCGGCTCCCCATTTTCTAGCGCGAATCCGGGCGCATTCTTTGCAATCTCTGATGGCGCTGATGCCATGCGGACAAATCATTATCTCTCCTACAGCAACCCTTCGGTCACGCTGGTTGAAATACTGTACCGTTGCGACCCCGGCGGCACTACTACCTGATTCATGAGCGGCGGCTTGAAAGTTGGCGTTAGCCCGGGCGCGACCGGCAAAGGCATCGGCCCGGCGGGCGGGAAAAGCTGGGTCCAGACGATCGCCCCGGTCGGGCGCGTCTTGTTGATGGTGGCATAGATATCCGCATCGGTGATCGAGCCCGCGATTAGGCTCATATCGCCCCACATGCCCCCGACATCCCAGCCCATAGCGGCGCAATCCCAGCCCGGCGCGCCGGGAATGCCCGACCCCGGCGGAATGACGTTGACGAAGGATTGGGCTGGCAGGATAGTGTCGCCCCAACCGCCGCCAATATCCCAAGCGAAATGACCCTCATCCCACGCGCCGGTGTCGCCAGTATTCCAGGGTTCGAAGATGACGGGCGCTTTGCCTGTTAAGTCTGTCAGCGCGTCGATCATGCCCTTACGGGTGACGCGCTCGCGAATCAGCTCTTTCTGGATGCGCGCCCGGAAGGCGGCGTCGCCTTCGTTAACCCGGCGTATCAGCTCAAAGCGAAAATAGTCTTTGGATAGAATGTCGAGCCAGATATCGGTCGCCCAAGCGACGCGCGTCTGCTTTTTGGCGTAAGCAATAAGATTGTAGCTCCATGCGGAGACATCGGCGACGCCGCCGATGATGGCGTCGCGAATCGGCGCTTGGAAATTCCACCACCCTTTTGGCAGAAGCAACTTTACGCGACGAATGATGTCGTTAGCGTCGCCCAGCCCCGGCGTTGGATTTACGATCGCCACAACCTGATCATGCTCGATCAACGCGACGTTGATTGGAGAAGAGACATAAATCGGCGTCGCGCCGGTCGAAACGGTATCCGGACCTTCTATAAGGGCGGCGCCTAAGTCGAATGGCTTTTTGCCGGGGAATTGCTGGCGATAATCGAGCCCGGCGACGGGGTGCCGAAGCAGCTCCGGCCATTGCAGCCAAGGCGGCTTGTAGAGCGGGGTTGGGTTCGGGGCGTCTTTTGGGATCGACCCGATATATCGGTAGATAATTTTATCGGGGGCGCGCGGCTGCAAATGGAGAGGTTGCCGATACCAGTCCATTTTTACTGTCGCATCTGCTTGCCTCCGCAGACCAGCGGCTTGGATTATAGCGGGCGCGCGAAGCGTTAAGATTGCCCCGCTAGGCGGATTGTAGATGCCGCCGACTGTCGCAGGAACGTAAGTGATGACGATAAGTCCGTCAGTCTGCCCGTTGCTGCCGCCGCTGCCGCCGCCGCCGCCCGCGCCATAGCCGCCAGCTTTCCCGCCGAACCAACCTGAAGTCGATCCGCCGCCGCCGCCGCCGCCTCCGCCGGGGCCATGCGCGCCATCGCCGTAAACACTATTATCGAGCGAACCAATGCCGCCTTGCGCGTTTATAGCCGCGCCGCCGCCGCCGCCGCCGGTGTTGGCGGTCCCGTTGACCCCCCAGTTGCCTGATGCTGCGCCGCCCGCGCCGCCGCCCGTGCCGCCGTGGCCATTGCCGCCATTGCCGCCGCTGGTGCCGCCGCCCGCTGCACCGGCGGATCCGCCGTTGGCGCCGCCGCCGCCGCCGCCGCCGCCGCCGGTGCCGCTACCTCCTACCCCGCCCGTGCCATTAGGCCCGGCGCAGCCGCCGCCGCCGCCGCCGCTCAAGCCGCTATAGCCGCCGCCGAAACCGCCATCGAACTTAACGCTTCCGCATGAGGACGACGCCCGTCCAGGCGGCTGCCCGGTAGCACCTTGCGCGCCGCAGGAAATGCCCGTTCCATTCGAGACGGCGTTAGCTAAGGATGTAGCGTTGAACCAAGTATCGGTAGCGCCCGCCGAGCCGATGTGAATATTGACGGTCGTTCCAGCGTTGACATTGACGTTTGTAGATGCGGCGTAAGCGCCGCCGCCGCCGCCAACATAGCCGGTAGTGTTGCCAGAAGCGCCGCCGCCATAGCACTCGATGGTGTTGTTGCCGGGGTTGAAGTCCGCCGGGAGCGTGTAGCTCGTTCCAGAAGTGATGAAAATCCGGGGCATAAGGGCGGCGGCCTCTTAGTCTTGCGCGGCCCTAAAATCGCGCAGAAAGTTGTCGCGCGCCTCCCACCGCTTTAGCTTCTCTTCATACGGATCGCATCGCCCTATTGCCACGCATTCGGGGCAAAGATAAGCGGGCTTTTTCGGGCTTGAGCATTTCGGGCAAAGGCCGCCGAGATCCGCCGGGTCGCACATCGGCTTGACGAAAACGACTTGCGAGCAATGCGCGCAGGTAAAGGTGTCGCATTCCTTGTCGTTGCCCCATGGGCCGCCGAAGACTCGCCCCTTGCCCATGCCCGGGCCGCGCCCGAAATAGCCGCCGCCGGGCGGACCCGGCGATGGCGCGAGGGGCATATCCGAGACGAGATCCCCGATGGAAAGATAGCCTGTAGGGCGGCGCAAGAGCTTATTGCTCCTGGAAGTAGATCGTCCCGCCTGCTTGCCCGGTATAGCCCGCCGATTGCGTCGCGAAGCGGCAGCCGATCGATGCGGTCGCGGGCATGGTCAGCTCAGCGCCCGAACCCAGATAGGTTTGCCAGCGATATGGCGCTCTCTGGTTGAGGTACATATCGAAGAGCGGCGTCGCTGTGACGGTGCCCGGCTCAGCCGTCAAGTTCGTCAAGCATGTCGTGACGCACGCGGCGTCGGCGAGGTCGGTCACAGTAGGCACGAAAGCGGTTCCGATGCCGACCGTACCGGTATAGCGCGCCATGTTAAACTCGATGTTGGTGTCCGTCGAGCTAGGGGCCGCGCCTTGCGATACGTTGATGTCGAAGACCTTGAAGCGCCGCATGGATGCCGCCGGGCAAGCCAGCGTGATAAAGGACTTGAGCGAGCTGGTAAGGGTTGCTTGTTGCCCGGATGCCGAGTAGACCGCCATTGCTATCTTTCCTCATGAAGCGGTGAATTCGAGATCCTTTCCCCTTAATGTCCCTGCGAGATGTGGGCGCGGCTTTCTTTGGGCCGTCGAGGCTATGCTACCTCATTTTTTTGCTAAGCGTTAGCCGCCGAAATCGAAAACGATTGGATGGGCAGATTAAGCCCCGGCGAAAGGCTGGTGGTGCCGAAGACCATCTCGGCGACGGGCCACAGAAACGCCCATATCGCGCTGCCGTCAACGATGCTCGATCCCGTCCCGCTCGGGCCGGTCCCGACCGACGCCGACACCCCGGCGCCGATGCAAGAATAGACCCCGTTGGCGTTGGAGGCGTTCTGCCCTAGCGCATAGGGGAAGGACGGCTGCCACGGCTCGCTGCAAAACCCCTGAAGATGACAAGTCGGCGTCGAATCGTATAGCCGGAAGCATTGCGCAAGGCCGCCTTGGGAAGCGACGCCGGTCCAATTGCCGATCATGGACGCCACGCCGTTCGCCGACCCCAGCGGGCTTGCGGGCAAGGTTATGGTGCAAAGCAAATTAGCCGGATCGGCGGCGGCGACGTTGAGCGGCGGATCGGCGCCGAAGATCTTCATCAGCGGCAGCCCCCCTTGCGCCATCAGGATAATGTTGATCTGGGCGACTCGAAGAGTTCTTAAGGCGACGCTTTCCTGCATGGCTTATCCTATGACACAACCGCTGTTTGGCACTTGATCGTCGCCTGCTCGTTGGGGGCGATCGAAGCCGCGTCGCCGCTGAGCCCGTTCAAGATAACCGAACTGACCCTGGTAACCCCAGGAACGGTGTAAGCCCAAGCCGAAAGGATGGCGAAATCCAGCCCAACGCCTAAACCAAGCCCATTGATGTTATCCTCAAGCGCCTGCGCAACCAACCCGCAAACTGTGTTGTGGTCATAGCCCGGCGCGGTGTAGATGATCATCGAGACAACAGCATAGGTTACCAAAGGCGGAAAGCACCCGGCTTGAACGCCCAGCGGGCGCACGCTGTTCACCGCCACAGTGATCTCAGTCATGAAATCGGTAGAAGGAAATCCGGAGCCGTCATCGGCGACGACGTAGTAGTAGCCCGGCCGCCAATTGCCCGCGTAGTCGAAATCTTCGGTCAGCGTCCATTGCACCGTAATGCCAGTCGAAAGGATGGCGTACTCAGTGCCATAGTAATCGCCTCGCGAGAGTCCAAGAATGAAGGCGGCGAAGCGATCCTTTAGGCGCTGGTCTGGTTCGCTGTCAAAGCCGTTCAAAAGCGCCGCCGGATTAGTGACGGTATCGAGCCCGACTAGCGGCGACGCGAATTGGTTGATCGACCCCATAACCGCATTGCCGTCCGATCCGGCCACTACGGCTTCAATAGGGACCTGGATCGAGCGCTCGTTCGCAGCGAGCATATAGCCGTCAAGCTGGGCGGACCAGCCCGCAAAGGTCGCGTTGCGCGTCACCTTGTACTTCTGATCGCCGCCTTGAGTCTGAAAAAGCGTCCCGGTCGGGATGAATACTGTAGTGTTGTTGGGCGATATTCGCGAAAGGATGACCGCCCCCGTAGCGGCTTGCGCCCGCAAGCGATAGACCTGAAAATCGCCGACGAAAGTATCGACATCGACCCCGGACGCCGTCGAAAGCCGCGCCGCTTGCAGCAAGAGCAGCACCATCGCCTGAAACCACAGGAAGAGCCCGGCGAAGCCTTCGGCGATGGCGCGGAGAGGCGAGCCTTGCGAGAAGTCGATCAGCCGGGAAGCTCGCCCCTGGATGCCGGTGCTGATGTTGGTGACGATTTGATTGAAACTTCGGGTGGGTAAGGTCGCCACGGCGCAATCCTACACTGTGATGCTAAACTGAACCGCCGCGCCGGTTTGCGCGCTGATGTACCGAATATCGATGCTAATCATTCCAGGAACCACTTCGGCGACGCCAATGATCGGCGGCGGACTTACCGCGACCGACGATTCCATGCCAACTTGCGCCCGGCAGATCGCCTCGATTTGGGTAGGCTGCCATGGGTCACCAATCTTTTGCGGAAGGCCGGCCCCATATTCGGGGTGCCAGATATAGCCTTGAACCGCGGTGCAAAGGCGGCGCATCAAGCGCTGGCGCGCTTCATCGTCGCCGTCTACGAGGATCAAGCCGCCTTGCGGGCTGACGTGAAAATCATCCTGCCAGTCGAGCCAAAAATCCGTCATGAAGTCACCGCCGCCTTGAGGAGAATGGCGTAAGAAAATCTCCTGTTCGCGACTCCATTGTTCTCATGAGTCACGATGAAATTTCCAGCCCCCATCTGATAGAAGGGCGGCGGGCTTTCTTTCGCGGTATTTGCGGCTTCCGCCGTCAAGGGCGCCGGGGCGCCAAGAAATTTGCTCGATGTGGTCACGCCGATCGCTTGCACCGTCGTCGTAGGGGCAGTCGTAGAAAGGGTGTAAGTCCCGGTCACAATATCTAGATTCGCTCCGAAGCCGCCGCCGCCCGATGCGCCGCCGCCTCCGCCGCCGCCTCCGCCGCCGCCTCCGCCGCCGCCTCCGCCGCCGCCTTGGGTATAACCAGCCGCGTTAATGATGCCGCTGCAATTGATGTTGCCGTTGCAATTGATGTCGCCTTGGCAGTTGGTTTTGCCGTTATGGTTGATTTGCGGCGCGTCAGTATCGTGGGATTGCTCGGCTTTGGCGGTGATCTTGCCTTGTTTGCTTAAAGTGTGGCTGGCTTTCTCGCCGCTGCCATAAGTTGCGGTC